TACCATGGTGATGGAATGCGCCGGGTTGCCCCATGGACTGTCAGTGGCGCCGGTGGGATTCTCTATGGAAGTTCCAGGACCACCCGGCGTCGGATAACCTGGAGCCACGCGCGTGACACCACTGACCGCCAAGACTACCGCTACAGTGGCGGCAATCGGCGTCGTTGATGGAAGCGCCACTGAGACAGCCTGGCGCGCCCGCAGAGCAGAGTCTGCCTCTACGCCAGCGCCAGGCACAGCGGCTGATGCGTTACTTACTGATGTCCATCCGTTGGTGGGAGTGGCTATGATGTTGATGGTTCCAGCTTCAGCCGTGACATTACCTGGCGTTGTGCATACGACTGTGACATTCGTAGTTCCAGTTATCAATGGCGTAGACGTTGGTAGCGCCCATAGATTACCGTTCTGATCTTGTACAAAAGCATTCGTAAGTGTGATACTAGCCGCGCTAACGCACGCCACTAACGCGGTGGAGTAAGAAAACGGCGAGCGAGCCAGGCCATTCATCTTGACCACACGGTCCAGTCCGACCCCGATAGCTGTCAATGGTGACGCTTGGTTGTAGGCTAGCTGCAAACCGGCGTTTGTGTCGGCCTGCTTAAGCGATACGATGGACAGCAGTTGATAGATTGCCGAGTCAGGACCGATATACTGATTAGCGCCGTAGATATTCAAGTATGACTGAAGATTATCGGCTAGAATAGAAGCATAAGACGCTGTAGTAAGCCCGGCGGGTCCTACTGAGGGCGGTGCATACGCGGGAGTCGACATAGTTATACATCCAGACTCGCCGAAGACCCCGGCGTGTTGGTTACATTGACAGGACCGAAGGCTGTCTGCACTGAGGCGCTGAACTTGAATGCTCCGTTTTCAAATGCTGCAGTCACGCTAGAAACTCCAGTAACAAACGGCGCGCCTTGCACCAGCGCCTGTACTAGCGACTGCATAGCCACTTGATTGGCTGGTATTGCCAGCTGCCCCAGCATGGCTTGAAACACTGGTAGACCAAGATTGAGATTCTCCCACCATTCGCCCATAAATAACCGCAACTGCGTCAAGATAACCTGCGCCACTGCGGCCTGGTCGGTAAGCTGTGAGTTAGGATCGAATACTGGATCATAGCCAGCATCCAGAAGCAGATAAGTTATACTGGGCATATTAGATGCACCCTAACTGCGCCGCTCGCGCTGCAATGGCTGCTTCTAGTGCGACTTGCTTAGCCGTCAAGAGAGTCGCTTGACTAATGGTATTAGTATGCACAACTATCATTGGAGCAATCATGTTGGTGATCCAAGTTATTACAGACGGAAGATCTGTCGGCACCACTATAAGAGCGGCTAAGGCTGCTATTTGGCTGTTAATGGCAGTTATCTCAGCTTCTACTGATGGAATCATAGCTGCCTGTAACAACGCCAAAGCTACACAGGAAGGCGCCGCTTCAATGGCTGCTATTTGAGAGGTAAAAAATGCTGTGTTTACTAATGCTGTACCCTGTGGCTGCATAACAGTCCTCAGAAGATGTTTGTTATAATGCCATCTTGAACAGTAACGATTTGACCAGTAGGTGTTGTAAAGCTGCCAGTGGCGCCGTTTCCAACTTGCAAGTTTTGTGATGCAGATGATAATGGCGAGTTGATAGTTACTGAACTCGTGGCATTAACCGTCACGCTCGGCGCCGTCACGGTTACAGCCGGCGCCGTCACGGTCACACCAGCTTCTGCTATGTCTATGACAACAGTACCATCATCGCTGCGTAGTTGCGCTGACGTAGTGGAGTAACTCGGCAGCAACCGTTGCTGGTTCCACGGACCGGGGATGCAGAAGGCGTCTGATAAGTCGTGGCGGCGCAGTTCGAACTGCACGTTCTGCCAGCCGCCATTGGCCCACCAAGTGTCGATGCATAGGTCGGCGAATACTACTAGGCACTCGTCACCAGCTTTCAACGGCAGCGTTAGTGAGAAGCCGCCGCCGCGCGGCAGCACCACTGGCACGTCCAGCAGCTGATGTATCGCCACGTCGACTTGGCCAGCAGGGTCCTGCATGCGTTCCATCACCGTCAATTGCACCATGACAGTCTGCTTGACTGCATCGAACTTTGTGATGAGACCAGGCATAGCCACGCGCATGTCACACGCTGCTTGATGCAGTAAGTCAGTCCACTGAGCCGCGGATGCTGCACTACGCGCCTCTGGCGTGAGGTTAGTGGATGAGGCGGAGTTAGTCGCCATAAACATTAGCCTCCAGTCAAGAATATGCCACGCAGGGCATTTTGTGTGTATTTACGCGTGTAACCTAATACATCAGTTTGCCATACGTTGCCGCGCGTATCGCCGCGATGGTGAACCTCTGCCACTACATACTGCCCATCTTGAGCTAGTGGCATGTATGGACCTTGAGGCATTTGTCGCGTCAACTGTATTATCACAGCGTTATTGATAGCTACTAACAACGGCGGCATCTGCACCTTGAGTCGAGGGTCAAGCAACACACTGAATTCCACACCGCAGTCAGTCTGCCGCGGCGTGCCTACAATAGTATAGGAAGTGGTTGTAGATGGGGCACTACCGGTCCAGTTAGCCGGCAATGGTGGTGAGTAAGTGTAGGCTGGCGCGTCAGTTCCAGAGTCCAGTGGACCGATGGCGTAACCTTTAGGTGCCTTGAACCACTGCATGTTGTGAGTATCTGCTAACTGCCCAAAATACTTGTCGACACTGCCAAATATAACCTTGCCACGCAGGTACTTAGTATCGCCTAGCGCGGACGGTAGTGGCGCTATTGCTTGCCCGCTTATAGCCGTCAGCATCTGAGCTACTACTGTTGCCTGCGTTGTGTTTTGCGCTTGATTGAAGTTAACACGCCGTGCTATGCGCGGGTCGGTGGCTAGGCAGTGGAACGTCATCTTGAGGTCAACGACATCTTCACGTGTCAGTAGCACCTGCATTACAGCACCGCTCCAGATAACCTGCTGGTTACCGATAGACTGATAACCAGCGCTAAGCGTTACCCATTGAGCGTTAGTTAGCGCGTTCTGTATAGTAGCGTCGTCGCAGTTGTATACCGATATGTCGGCGAACCACCAAGGCGATGGAATAGCAGTCTGATGTACGTCGAACGTAATGCGCAGGGCTTCCGGCTCCCACGCGCTGCTGGACAGCACTGCGCCAGGCGAGCCAGATCCATCAGGCGTGTTATAGACAGTAAGCGTGTAGGCGCGGCCCCAGTATGGCGTAGTGGATGCTAATGACGCGGTACTCATGATGGCGTATCTCCCCAAACCAACAGGAAGTCAGAACCTAAGTCGTTCGCGCCTGGGTAATCAGCGTCAGAACTGCCAACATTCAGCAAGTAAGCGCTACCGATGGCAAGGTAGGCATGTTGAGCCAGCATGTTAGCAGCTGGATACACACCTGTCAGCATTGGCACTGAGTCAAGAAGCAGCGCTCCCTGAGCGGAGTACACCGTCATTGCCCAATGACCACTCATATAAGAGTAGTTCAGTGTAAGGTTCAAAGTCAACGGTAAACCGTCCACCGTCACCTGTACAGACAGTGATTGGTTTGGCATGGAGGTCAGCGGCACTATTTGATTAGCCAATGGGTTCCTCCGCGCCAGAGACACTGGACAGTGTGCCTGCTCCGATAACAGTCGGAGCAAGCGGATCGGCTACCTCGCCAAACTGTGCCGCTTGCGCCGTTGTCAGCGGAGTACCTGTAGTAACACCGCTGCTGGTCAACTGCGTGGTCTGCGGCAGTGCGCTGGTGGCTACCTGCTGCACATTGGCAATGAATACCTGCTTGAAAGTAACTCGGCACCGCAAGCTGGTCTTAGTTTTGTTGGTCTCTTCCGGTGTGATAGACTCGACCATCATGTTAGAATAGACTTTCAACCGCGTGCCAACACTGACTATCACGCGGCTGGTGGCCCAGGATGTTATCTCGGTAAAAGCATTGACGCTCTTTGATTTCGATGAGCCAGACCACGCGCCGGCTGCCATCGCAGCGTCAGAACTGGTACTACTAGCGTACGCTGACATAGCATCAGACATACCTATGTCAAGCGTCACGCGGGCCGGCATGGCGTAGGCGTGGTCTGATATATTAGCGCCAGTTTGTACTGGATGCTCAGTGATGTGCGCTTCTTGCTGATGCTCAACACGCATGACTGCGTCTGGAACGTACATCTGCAATGTCGTGCCGGATATTGTCACAGTCATCACGCCGCTCGCGGACGTGGTGGTAGTGTCTGCTGGCGCGTTCTGTGAACCGCTGATCAGAATGTAGTACAAAGGTGACGCCTGCCACTGCGGCGGACGCCAGGGCGAACTGCTGGCGCCATTTGATAGCAAAGCTGCACCAATGATCCCGGCGGCCATTAAGCGAATGCTCCTTGGAACTCAAGAAGGTTACGCTGAGTAGCTGTGCGCAGCCCATCTAGAACACCGGCCGACACGCGCGCCTGCACTTCTTGCGGACTAGCATTAGGCTGGTTGATGTGAACGTTGACGGAGCCGATAGTTACTGCCTGCGAATCATCGCCATATGACTTCTGATACTGCTTGTCCCACCGTTCCACGCCCGCTGTGTAGTTACTTTGTGTATCGGCGTAGTAACCACCCTGCTTCAACCGCCCGGCGAAGTCTTCAGGCGACGTCGCTTGTTCTATACCAGAGTAACGGCCGCCTGGCCGCATCATGTTGGCATAGTAATCACCAAACTCGTCCAGCGAAGAGAAATTGCGGTAGTCCTTGCCGTGCCCACCTGGAATGTTGACTCCAGCTAGATTGTTTGTGCCGCCAAGATGCTTAAACCCGCCGGTCTCATGCGCCCACTGAGACCACAGCAGGTCTGGGGCAATGCCGGTCTTTGCCGATACACGCTGCGCTAGCGCTGCCGCTTGTTGGGCCGTAGCCTGGGCATCGCCAGTTGGTTCGGCGCCGCCTTCATAAGTGGCCTTTCTATGCCCACGCCACAAGTCCAGGCCACCTCCAGCTACAGCGCCTACACCGGCACCGATCAGCGTACCTTCTGGACCAAAGAATGAACCTAGCTTAGCACCGGTCAGCGTTCCAGTGATAGTAGCTGCATTCGGAGATAAGAATTTCTCGATGGCAATGAGTTTTTCTAACAACCAAGCTACGGCATTCGCGCAGTGTTCTATGGCTACTGCGAACCGTTCCCACTTGGGTAGGCTTTTGTCGACCTCGTCACCAGAGAAGGCGTCAATGACATCTGCAAAATCTACCGCCAAATTACCTAGCAGTTCACCGGTATCCTTCAACACTCGCCATACAGCTTTGAGTATTGGAACTAGGTGCTTATTTATCTTTTCAGTAATCTCCGGCAAATGGTCAGCGAACCAATCATTGAACCGCTGCAACTTATCAATCCACAAATCAATCTGCGGGCCGAAAGCATTCAGCAGTCCGTTCATGACTGACTGCTTCAAATACTGAAGGCTAACCTCCATCTGAGTCACCTGGAAGCGCAGTTCACGAGCCTTTATCATGTTCTCTTCAAAGTTAGCGGCGTTCAAACCGCCTTCCATCGTATCTTGCAACTTCTCAAGCCGATCGGCGCGGTCGGATAGCTCCTTGTCCCAGGCAATCATGCCAAGTGGTTGGCCCAGAGCATCCATCGTGATCTTCAGCTTCTTCGCTGCGTCGGCGTTCATATACATCGTCAAGCCGAACAGACGGTACTCTTGATCAGCTGCTGCTACTGAGCCGGCCATCTCCACGGCGCTGGCTGCAATGGCTACGAATGCTGTGGTAGCAGCGACCTGCCACTTCAACAGTGATGCAGCCATCTCAAGCGCACGCGAGTCTACCTTAGCGGCGACGTCGCGAAGCACCTGCTCAAACTTCTGAAAGCTAGGAGCGTCGTAACTAGCGCCTAGACGCACGAGATATTCTTCAATGACATTCGACATGATGCTCCTCCTTCCACAGGTCTATTAGCGCGGCGCGTTTCTTTGCGACTCGCGATAATCTTCTAAACGCGCTTCGTTCTCTTCCTTAACATCTAAAAACTCATGAATGTCAAGTAAGTCCTGCACATCGTAAGTACCGTCAAACGTCTCACATTGACGCCACAGCCCGGCAACTACCGGGCGGAATAGAAAGCCATCAAGGCTAGGATATGGAGCGGCATCAAAACCTCCACTGCCTAGCCGAGAACTGCCTTCAACCCGCCCCCGTCGAAAAAATCAGCCAGATTAAAAAGAAGTGACTGCACGGTAAGTTCCATGACAGTCATCAAGTTATTGGCCAGCGCTACATCAGCGAACACGCCAGAGTCTGCCACGATGGGCATAGGAACCTCTGAGCCGTCACCAGGATCTTGCAGTTTGCCAATGACAGCTAAGCAGTTATTCTGGATGAACGAGAAAGTCTCGAAGTCCAGCCCGCGCAGGAACGCCGTGAACACAGCGGCGAGGAAGGAGTTTGAAGGTGCTCCGCCTTCTTGCGCGGCACCGGCGTTAATACCAGCAGCCAGCACGCGAGTCAGAATATAGCTGCCAACGTTAGGCCGCATCTTGCGCAGCAAGTACCGCTGCCCACTGACCTCTACGATTTTGGTTTTTTGCAGATCAGCCATGGCCTACAGCCCCAATCCTGATGCTAGTGATGTGATCGCTGTCTGCAGAGCACTGCCGGTGCTGACAACATCAGCGGCCATGAGAGACCAGGTAATCTTCTGGCCGTGGGCCTGATAAGACTTGTCTGGCACCTTGGTGAATGAGCATCCAGTGCACTTATGCGTCGATCCGTCCAGCAGTGTCTGGATAGAGATAGTAATTGAGGCCCACGCTGCCACCACGCCCTGCTCAGCTAGCGTCTCAGCTAAGTTGTAGGCGTTGAGCAGCTCCTTGTGAAGCAGTGACGTCTGCTGAACTTCCAGCGTGACAGTACCATTGTTGCCTGATACGTACGTAGGCATGACAGTGCCATCTGCAGCCACATCGTGCACAGTACGCTCTGACGCCATGGCGATGGTAATGGTTCCGGCGCCCACGTTACCACCAGTAAGCGGGATAGTGATACCCAGCAGCGGGTTGGCAATTACGCCGACGAGATCCTTAAAGCTGTAAGTTGTGCCTACTGACATTGAGGCTCCTTCGTTTGTTCAGTTTGTGCTTGCTACGGTCTAGAGTTGTGTGTACACAGCGATAACAAGCGATTGGACCGCTCCAGCCGTAGTTATGGCCGTGTAGATCGGCATCGCCTTGCCTGCGGCGCGGTCGCCGGCTAACTGCGCCGCATAAGGCTGTGATTGATTCAACCAGCCGTTTGGCACCGCCTGCCCAG